CACCTAGTCCAGATAACCTTGTAACAGGTGGCGTTGCTGGCTTTATAAAATATGCAGCTGGTTTGACTCAAATTATTGCAGCAATAACAAGCGCAACAAATATAATTGGTGGGGCAGCAGCTGGAGGAGGTGATTTTGTGACGAGCAAGCCAACATTGTTGCTTGTTGGTGACAATCCAGGAGGACGTGAACGTGTGACCGTGGAGCCGTTGAGTGGACGAGGCAAAACAACAGTCAATCCAAACAGCGGACTTATTGCAATGGCTGGAGGTGGCACAATCACAACAACAGGATACGGAGGTTTTGCAGATCGTGCAAATGCGGCAAAAGGAATTATTGACTACAGCGAACTTGCTGAGGCAATGGCCAGCATGCCAAGTCCTGTTGTGCTAGTTTCTGACGTGAACAAAGCACAAGCCAAACAGACTTACGTGAAAAGCAAAACAAGCCTATAAAATTTTATGGGCCTTAAAAACAAATAAAACATTTATCTAATATTATTTTTGAAATTGATAATAAATCTAAAATGACAGTCGCAAAAATCTTCATAAAAACGGACATAGGTGAGCCAGACTTTTTTGCTCAGGCTTTTGGCTGTGAGGCAATGTCTTTTAGTGCTGCTGACATGTCTAAGTTTTTAGAGGACAACGCAGACGCAACAGAGATTGAAGTTGATATAAGCAGCAACGGAGGCTCCGTGACACAGGGCTTTGAGATTTATGACCTGTTGAAAAATAGTGGCAAGCAAATCACAACAAGAGCTTACAAAGCCAATTCAATTGCAACAGTCATATTTTTAGCTGGCTCAAAAAGAGAAATCACTAAAAATGCGCAATTTACAATCCACAATCCATATATTAATCCAATGAATTTGGGTTATGAAGGACTTGAGGCTGACGACTTGCAGGCAATTGCAGATGACATAAGAGCTTGCGAAGCTAAGATCTTTAATATATACAAAGAGGTTATTGGATTTGACGCAACATTTGAGGCTGAGATAAAAGAGTTGATGAAAGCAGACACTGACTTGACGTCAACAAACGCTTTGAAGTATGGATTTGCAACAAGTATAATAAATGGCGAAAACACAGCAGCGCAAAACATCACCTTGGGCGCTTATACAGATAAAATAGCTGCATATATTACAAAAAACAAATCAACAAAAAACAACATGGACATAAACAAAATCCTGGCGAAATTTGACGCCATAGAAAACTCAATCAAAACAGTGTTTAAGGCTCAAAACTTAAACGAAGACGGCACGCCAATTGATCCTAAAAAGAACAGCAGCGCAACAGCTTCTGACGGCACAATCATGTACTTTTCAGAGTCAGCTCTTGCTGTAGGCATAGCAGTTTTTTCTGACGAAGCAATGACCATTCCAATGCCTGACGGCACTTACGAAGTTGAAATGAGCGAAGTGACTATTGTGGGCGGTTTAGTTTCAGAAATGGAGTCAATGGAAGCAAAAAAACTTGCTGCTTTGACGGCTGAAAACGCGGACTTGAAAGCACAACTTGCAACAGCATTGGAAAGCACCAACGCAGTTGTAAAAGAACTAAAAGACCTTTCAACAGAAGTAATTGCTTTGAAAGCTTTTATCCCTTCTGACGTGAAAAACTTAGCTGTTGACACAACTGACAGAAGCAAATTGACTCCAGCGCAATTGCAAAACTTGCGCAGAAAAGAAATGATGAACTTAGGCAAAAAGTAATATGTTTAAATTAATCACACCAATAAATCCTTTTGGCGCTGGCTGTAGTCCATTGACCGAAGTGGACGCAGAAACAAAAGCCTGGTTGATTGAAACTGAGAAAGCTTCTGAGGAAGATTTTGAAGAGGCAACAGGTGAATCAATTGAAAAGTCAAAAACAAAAACAAAAACAAAATAACATGAAAAAAATAAGTTTAATCACATCAATCGCCTTAATAGCAGTCTCAGGTTTGGCTGTGGCTACAGGCTTGCATGCTTTTGGCATGTCAACAATCAACTCAATCATGCTAGGTTTAGCATTCTCAGTTGTATCAACTTTCATCAACGCAGAAGCACGCAGAACAGCTAAGCTGTCAGGCACTGCTTATGTACTTGCTTTTAATGGTCCAACAACTTTTACCGATGAAGTTTACCAAGACTTATTGACTGAGATTATTTATATGAATAAGACAGTAGGCCAAGGTATGATCAGATTTTTTGACCAAATAAAAGGATCTGGAAGGATTAGAGCTTTAAGCGCAACTGTAACAGGACAAGCATACAGCAACGCACCGACTGCCTCAGGTTCTACAACTTTACAAGAAAGACTTATCACACCTGTGAAACGTGAGTTTTATGACACAATTGATTATGAAACAATCAGAAATACTGCAGGCTCTTTGGAAATTCCTGACGGAGCTGCTAATATTGTGCAAGACAAATTCACTCAGGCAATTTTAGGCTTAGTTGCTGGCAAAGCTTCAAGAGCCGTTGAGACAGATTTTTGGAATGGTGCAACAGCAGCCACTCAGACAGCAGTTGCAGCATTGACTGCTGGAACAGCACAAAACCAAGTTTCAACAGCTGAGAAAGCTTACGTAGCAGCAGCACCAACAAGTTATGTTGACGGTGTGTTAACCAAATTGATTTACTCAGACGCAACAACTCCAGGCACATTTGCAGTTGGCGCTCGTATTAAAGTAGCTGGAACAACTCTAAGCGCAACAAATATCAAAGATGAAGTTGACAAGGTTTACGCTCAAATGGATGACGCATTGTTGAACAATCCAGAAATGTCACAATACGCAACAATCTTTATGCCGATGAATTGCAAAAAATTCATTCGCTTATACAACAAGACTGCTGCGAATTTCAGAGACATGTTTGAGATTGAAGGTGACAATTTCTCTTATTGCGGTGTTGCAATTCAGTTTGTGCCACTACCTAACAATTCAATGATCGCAGGTAATGCAATGGACTTTGTTTGGGCAACAGATTTAGTTGCAGATTTAGAAAATGTTGTTGTAGATAAATTGCCAGCGCCAGCTAAGAATTTCTACTATGATTTAATTTTCACAATGGAAAATTGGATTTTCTACCAATCAACAAAAGTTGTTTACGTAGGATAAAATTAAAATAAATATTTAACATAAAAAAGGTGGCGCTATGGCAGACGAGACAGTTGGTGGTGGCGTAAGCTTAGAGCCACCTTTTTTTAATAGTAACCCAAATCAAACAATGGCAACAGCAGCAGCATGTAACTCATTAATAGCAGCTAATTTTATAGCAAGCTGCAACGGTCTTAATAAAGTTGGCGGTATAGACGGAACAGTCTATATTGGCTACAGACCAGACATAGCAACTCTAGCACTAACAGCTGGAGCAATCACAACATTTACCTTAGGCTCAGGCAAGAAACTTGCTAAATTTGGAGGTAAAAAAGAACAGCACGAAATCACTTGTGATTTAATTCCAATGAAAGGTGTAAATATGAAATACAAACACAGCGCAAAGTTGTATTTGTATCCATACACGCAAGCAGACACAATTGCGCTTGAGAATCTTTTGGCAAGCAAAAGAATGTTTTTAATTTACGTAAATTTGCAAGGCCAAGCGAAAGCATTAGGCATTGACTTGAATCCGTTTATTTCAACAGATTTTGATGACGAGAGAGGACTAGCTCCAACGTCTGAAAAGTGGACAGAAGGAATCAACTACAACGCAGACTCTTGGTCTGAGGTTGTTTTGGAGGGGGAGTTTTGGAGCAAGCCAAAAACGTATTTTCCAGCAGCTTCATTGGCAACAACAATTGCTGCATTGGACGCAATGTGTTACACCTAAGGTGCAAACAATTTATGAAATAGATCCTGGTGTGCTGTTTGATTATTACAAGCAGCACACAGGTTTACAACTTTGTCCAACGTGTTGGACTGACAGAGTCAAGGCGTATAATTATTATAGGAAAATGACAAAATCAAAAACAAAAACAAGCACAAGCACAAGCGGTTTATATCAATTCAAAGAGGGCTTTGAAGACACTCAAGTTTTCATCAAAGGTCTTGGCGAAATTATAAGCGCTGAAAATTTAACCAATGAGTTAGTTGAGCAGCATTTTGTAGGCTCAACACTAATGGATTTAGTTGAGCTGTCAGATGAGCAAGTTTAACAGAATAGCTAGGTTCTTTAAGAATCAAGTAGCAGAAATAAGCCAACAGAAGTCAGGCTTAGAGCGCTACGTATATGGACCAAAGGACACTTTGCCCAATGACTTGTTGCGTGCTTTGAATGACAGTGGCACAGCCACAACTTGCATAAGCCGTTTAACATCATTTATCCAGGGCGAAGGCTTTATTGCCGACAATGTAAAAGCGCTAAAAGTAAACAGAAGCCAAACAGCTGACCAATTACTTGCTGAAATAGCCTCATCATGTGCCGTTTTTGAGGCTTTTGCCTTGCGCATATTGTTTAGAATGGACGGCACATTTGGATCAGTTTATAAAATTGGCATAAAGGAACTGCGCAAAGATAATTTTGGCAAAATTCGCTGGAACTATCGAATGGGTGAGAAGGACTATCAAAAGAAAGATGACCTGTTTTTGCGCGAATATGATCCAGCATTGACGGCTTTTGAACAATCCATTATTGTGGCTGAGGAAATACAAACGCACGGCAAGCAACTTGGTGCAATTATGTATTGTTTCAATGCCAAGGAGTTTGATTTTGGGCACATTTATCCAATACCAAACAGCAACTCAGGACTTGAGGACATAATTAGTGACGCAGCTTTGCAAAGACTTGAGAAGCGCAACATAGTAAAAGGCTTCAAGCCTTCTGCAATTATCTCAATGGCTGGCAAAACAGATGATCAAACCATTGACGAAGACTCAGGATTGACTGAGTCAGAAGAGTTGACGCAGACATTGCAAGCTTTCACCAATGAAAATGGCGCTTCAATTTGTCTGCTTGAAGGACAAACCAAAGACTCAATGCCAACAGTCACCGTGTTTCCTTTGGCTGAAATGTTGGACGGAGTGGACAAGGCAAGGCTACGTGTGGCAAATGCAGTGTGCAGACATTTGACTGTGCCACCTGTGTTGATTGGTTTAGAATCACCAACAGTGCTAGGCAATTCACAAGCAATTGCAAACTCTTTAAAGGTTTTCACATTATCTGTGAGAGCAAGTCAAAACATGATCCAAACTGCTTTGAGCAATTTGTTTCCAGGCTTTGATTTTGCAATTAAGCAACTAAACATTTATGAGTATTTGCCTAGTGAAGTTTTGGCAACTTTGAACTCTGACGAGTTGAGAGCTTTGGGGGGTTATCCTCCAGCGCAAACCAAAACATCGTCAAGTCAAGAGCTGCTTATAAATAGCTTGAATAGTTTAAGTCCACTTGTGGCAAACAAAGTATTGGAAAGTTTATCTGAGGACGAAATTAGAGGCCTTGTTGGCCTTGGTAAAAAAGGAGGAGAAATTGCCACAACTAACTAAAACAGAACTTGCAGCAGTTGTTGAACAATTCACAACTAATATTGAGGATCGTTTAATAAATCCACACATCACAAAGGCAATTGAGATTGGCTTTGAAAATGTTTTGCCACCAAGTCTATTGACAGCACTTGTTGCTCTCAATTTGACTGCTGGAGGCAACACAGAACTTAAAGCATTTTACAACAATTATTTTAAACAAGTATGGGCTTACAATGCTTATATTCGTTTCTTGAAATGGCACGGCAATAACGTGACGCAATTTGGTATTGCAACAGTGAATGACGACACAACATCAAATGTGTCCGACAAGACCAGAGGCATATTGATAAGCAGCACAGAGAGAGACTATGAGGTGTATTTGACACGTGCTCAAAACAGAATTATTGCAAAAAACAACACATTTGACGGCACAAGCTATGCGAAATTGACCAGCATAAGAAGGCCAAAAAATAAATTTGGAATCAGAGGAATTTAAAACAATAAACACATGCCAAGTATATCAAAAGTACAAACATTGACAGGCTCTCAAGTAGCATTGACGGCTTTCGGCACTAATGGCCTAATTTTAATCAATTCAACAGCTGTTGCACTTTCATTTGTGGTGAATGGCGGTGACGTTGCAAGCTTGCCGTCAGGACAAGGCGTTGAGCTTGACGTGAACAATGCAAACCAAATCACAGTATCTGGCACAGGCTCCGTGAGCTATATCGTGAGGACTTAATTCATGCGCTTTTTTGGCTCTAAAATAACAAGACATAGGACGCTGCCGTTTGCAGGCGGATTAAGTGCGCAAGCGCAAACTTATAGAGCAAATGTAATTGCGAATGGAGGAACTATTTCGGATTCTGTATTGGCAATTATTGATACTAATTTAATTAAGCCATTGGTAGCAAGTGGCGATTGGGCAAAACTTGACAAGTTTCACTTGTATGCAGGGGTAGGAAATGCTGTTGCAGCAAGGACTAACATGGTTTCAAGTTCTTATTATATAAATCCTGTAAATAGTCCAAGTTGGAGCAATTCAACAGGATACACAGGCAATGGATTGACGTCATATTTAGATTTGAATTATAACCCAAGTTTGGGGGGTACATTGGCAGTATTAAACAGCGCAACTATTGGTTATGGTGCTAAGTACGCAAACATACCACAAACGCAAAGTTTTGGTGCAAGAAAAACAACTGCAACAGCTTGCAGCCTTGCTATTTTTAGATTAACTGGCCCCGCTATTGATGGAATTGTAAATGACGCAACTGACTTAAACAACACAAATATAGTCTATAATTCAATCGTACTTCATGCAGCACAAAGAAGCGCAGCAAGTGGAAATAATTGTAAAGCAAGTATTATAAACACTAATTTCTTATACGCAAATACAGCGTCAGTAGCAATACCAAATTTAAGCTTATTTGAATTGGCAAGAAATCAAGACGGCACAGCCAATTCATTTGATGACAAGCCACACTATTATATGTTTGCGGGCAATGGTTTAATTTTCACAAACAATGTTTTTACAGCGATTAACAACACATTAGCAGCATTAGGAATATCATAATGAAAGTACTAAAAGGAACAGCAAAACAAGTATCAGATTTAACAGGTAGTTATGCGAATGGGGCTGAAATCAGATTTGTAAAAGACGGCAATGACAATAATATTATTGGTCTTGAAGTTTTAACAGATGATGACTTTCTTGAAATACGAGAAAAACTATTAGCACTAACTAAAATAGATTACATTAAACCAAAAGAAGATGCCTCATAGATTTTTAGACATACTAGTTTCACTTGTTGGCTTTGTGGCCTTACTTGAAAAGCACAACTTTTTATTTGCTTCAATTGCGTCAATTTGCACAATTATTTATTGGCTTTACAGGTTTGGAAATTGGATCATAAAAGCAATTATAAAAGAAAGCAACAAATGAAAAATTGGCAATCACATATTGCAACAATAGCTGGCTTGCTTACAGCACTTGGCACAGCATGGTCCACAATTGATTTTTCAATTTTTGAATGGCCAAAAGACGCTCCAAAATTGATTTTGCCTGGCATGATAGCTTTGGGAGGATATTTGACAAAATTAAACTTACCAAATAAAAATGAAAACAGGGACTAAGGGCATTGAATTGATTAAGTTGTCTGAGGCATTGCATGACGGTGATTTGTCGCAAGTTGGTTTGCAGCCTAAAATGTGCCCAGCAGGGATTTGGACAGAAGGCTATGGCCGTGCAATGCGTGATGACAAAGGAAATTTCATAAAAGGATCTGCAAATAAGGCTTTGGCTTTCTCACGTGCGTCAATCAAAACAGAAGCTGACGCAACAAAGGCTTTAATGGAAGACCTGGGGCCAAGAGAGCAGCTTGTAATGCAGAAAATAAAGATCCCTTTGAATCAAAACCAATTTGACGCACTTGTCACATATTTTTACAACATTGGCTTTTCAGATACATTGACAAAGTTGATTAACACAAAAGCTTCAAAAGAAACGCTTGAGGCTTGGTGGACGTCTCACTATATCACAGGCCAAGGAAGTCCAAAGCCATTGGCTGGACTTATTAAAAGGCGCAAGGAAGAGGCAAAACTTTTCTTCTCATGATCCTGGCGTTTCTTATAATTGGCTTTTTTGCCTTTTTAATTTATGCAAGTTATTGCAACGCAGTTATGGACTTAATTTGTCCAAAAGATAAACTTGCACACAGAGGCTTTGAATGGTCCAAGGAAGCCATGGAGGCAAGCAAGGACATAAACAAAGACGGCAAAATTTCTTTTTTTGAAAACGCATGGCCCAGAGACAAATGGCACGCACACAAAAGAGAAATGTTTGTTGCCTTGGCTGTTGTTTGCTGCTTTGCTTTTGCCATAGGCATATATGTTGCCGTCACCCAAATTGCTTTATTGATAAAAGCAATGCTATGCTTATCATGTTTGCCTATTGTTTTCTTTTCACTTAGCTATTGTTTTGAAATGTTTTACACCAGGATCAAAAAATGAAAATTATAGCAGTTGTTTTGCTTGCGTTGATCCTTGGCTTTTTGGCTGGACTTAGCTACATGAACGGCAAGCAAATGACAACAACACCTGAGAGGCTTGACTTATTTAATACAATCCATAAAAACATTGCTAAAAATAAAATTGAATATGTCAAACAGGATACTTTTATTTTCAAAGAAAAAATTAAGCTTAGGCTTAAATTTATTGCTGTTGACAGCCTTAGTTTTGACAGTGCATACAAGCTTTGGACAACAGAAGCCAATGCCTATGAGCCAGGCGAATATTAACAAGTCAATAAAATGTTTTGAGGAGGTTAAGACACTAAGGCTTTTGACGGCTGCCAAAGACACGCAGCTAACTGCTGCAAGCAATATAATTGCTGACTACAAAATGCTTGCAGACACGCTGGTAAAAGACATGAAAACAAAGGACCAGGCGTTGCAGCAACAAGCCAAGCAATTGAAACGACAAAAGGCTTTTTTGACAATTGCAAAATACGCCATTGCAATTGAGACTTTGTACATAATTTCAAATAAAATTTTTTAATTGGGTATTATTGTTTTACCTTTGTGCGCATTATGGCAAAGAAAATACTAAACACAAAAGCGACACCTGAGCTCATTGAGGCAATACGTGTAGTCACCTTCAACGAAAAGTATGCGTCCAAGAGCGCATTGATTACTCACATTTTAGAGAATCACCCACTAATTGCAAAAGAATTGAAAAAATAATTGCTTTGATTTTCAATCACTTGCATATTTTTTTATGCGCATAATGGTAAAACTGTTTTACTTATTAAAAATAAAATTACATTTGTACTCAGATAAACGAAACAAATATGACAACTACTAACTTAATCACTAAACTAAACAAAATGAATATCAATCACTCAATAATTGATATTAATGGATTTAATCAAGATATTAAATTTATTATTAATGGAATGGTATTCAAAGCAGGTTTTACTACTCAATCTAATGTTATTCAAGATTTTTGCAGAGAAATATGTTTTGATAACTTAAACCAAGAAATGCAAAGAAGATTTTTTGATAATTTCAACAATGTTTTAAAATACGCAAAATAATAATCAAAAGGGGAGCATGTTGTAATTTCAAAAACTGCTTTTGATTTTTTATTGTCACTTAAAAATAAGACTATTTAATATGAGAGTTAAAATTTACACCCAGGGACCGCACAAAAGCCTCAATGATCAATGGTTGCAAGTGCAAAAAGTTGACGGAAATCGTGTCACGATAAAAACGCAAGCTGGCTTTGACAACTTGCCAATTGACTTTAAATTGTCCGAAGTCATGGAAATGGAGTATGAAGCTGACAACAAAATGCTTGGCTTGCTTGAGGCCATTAGAGACTATGGAAATGCTTTCTCTGAAATGCCTCCAAAAATGCAACAAATTATTGAAGTAACAATTAACGGCTTAAAACAGAACTAACATGGCTTTTAAAATTTACAAAGACGATTTTGGTGACGAGTATGGTGTTGAATACCACTTTGAAGGCGTACACATAAGGCAAACGCTTGAGCACCCAGCAGAATATCCTGACCTTATCATTGACAGCTTTTACAAGCTAGATGACAACAAAGAAATTGACGAAATCCCTGACGCAGTTTATGAATTTATACAATATGACGCCTAGCATAGTAAAAGAAATAATCAGACAAAATCCAAATGCCAAGTTAATGATCACTGACGGCATAAGTCACAAGTCTGTTGAGTCGCTTATGGCCTTAGGAATGAAAACCTGTGAGAGCTGTGGCAATATCCTTCCACTTGAAAAGAACTTTTGCAAATGTGGTGAGGAGGTTTTTGTTATTCTTACAAAAACATACGTGGCGCCAGCTCCGTTGGCAACACCAGCAGCACCAGCCAAATATGACAAAAACTTTTGGACACCTCAAGAGGAAATGCAGATAATGGCTGAGGCAAATAGTAAATATAGCTATGAGCTTATTGCACAAATTCACAACAGGTCCGTGAAGGCTTGCCGTGAGAAAGTAAAAAGATTAAGAAAAAAAGTAATATGAAAAACAAATTAGAAAATTTAATCAAACAATGGCACATTGAACAAAATGAAGCCTTAAAATTAGCTAAAAAATTAGCTTCCAAATACCAATATGGTGACGCTCAAAAAGCACAAACAAAAGCGGTTTTTATAGAAAAGTGCATGAACGATTTAATTAACCTTTTATAAAAAACAAAAACATGATCAATTGCAATATCTCAATCGTTTTTAATGACGATACAACAAAAGAACAAAGAAACTTATTCATGGACCGTTTGGACGAGTTTGTTGAGTTTAATGGCTTCAAAATTATCCAAAAGCCAAAGCCAGCTAAAAAATGCTACATAGCTGGACAAATTACAGGCCTGCCAGAAGAGATCTACAAAGCCAATTTTGAGAAAGCAAAAGCAGAAGTGCTGGCATTAGGCTTTGAGCCTGTCAGTCCTGTTGACTTGCCTCACAATCACAATAAAACTTGGACTGACTACTTACGTGAGGACCTAACAGCATTGATGAAATGCGACTGCATATATGCAATAAACGGCTGGAGCCAATCCAATGGGGCAAGACTTGAGCTAAACACAGCAGCTGAGTTGGGTTTTGATATTTATTACCAAAAAGAGGAGGAAAGTAAAAAAGTTTTACTATCTTTGTAAAAACATTCATAAAATAAGTTATGTCAGAAACCAAAAAAACAGCTCCTGACGAGTCAGTTGAGCAAACCAAAAACAAAACCAAAAAAACACAACAGGCTGAAAACACTCAGACAATTGTCATTGACTTGTCTGAGGACACCAAGGCTCTTTTGCGTGAAGCAATCAAAGCCTTTGTGCAATTCTTTGCACCGCCAACAATAGTTGAGGAAAAAACAACACCAGCTGAGGCAAAAGAGGAAAGCAAAGAAGTAAAAGAGTTGACAAAAGCGCCAAAGCAAGCTGAAAAGGCAAGTGTCTCATTGACTCAAATCCGTGAGTTGATCCAGGCAAAAGCAGCAGACCAAAAAACAACAGCAATTGTGGCTCTTTTGAAGGAGTTTAGCGCTTCAAACGCTTCAAGCTTAGCTGAGACACACTATGTTGATTTTTATGAGCAATTAAAGGATTTATAAAATGAGTGGGCACGCATTACTATCACCGAGTGGGGCAAGCCGTTGGCTTGCTTGCACTCCAAGCGCTCGTCTGGAGTCAAATTTTGAAGATAACACCTCAGCAGCAGCCGAGGAGGGCACACTTGCACATGCTTTAAGTGAGCTGTATTTGCGCAATAATTTAAAGTTGATAAATACTATTAATTTTAACAAAGAGCTCAAGAAAATCAAAAACAATCCACTCTACAACAGTGATCTCAATGCGCATTGTTTGGACTATGTATCTTTTGTCCTGGACAAAATTGGCGAATATAAGGAGCCGACAATAAAAATTGAAGAGAAGATTAGTTTGGAGGACTACGTGCCAGAAGGATTTGGCACAGTTGATTTTGTGCTAATTTCAGACTACATGTTGGAAATTGTGGACTTGAAATATGGCAAAGGTGTGCTTGTTGAAGCGCATGAAAACAAACAAATGATGTTGTATGCGCTTGGGGCACTGCAAAAGTTTTCTTTATTGTATCACATTGACGAGGTGCGCATGACTATCTACCAGCCAAGACTTGACAATTACTCAAGTTATGGAGTTGACGCCAAATGGCTTATGCAGTGGGGGGAAGAGTTTGTGAAGCCAAGAGCAAACAAAGCTTTCCAAGGTGACGGCAATTATGAGCCAGGATCACATTGCAGATTTTGCAAAGCTAGAAATCAATGCAAGGCATTAGCTGAGCACAATATGACGTTGGCAAAATATTCGTTTGAAGATCCAAATAAGTTAAGTGACGAGGCAATTGCTGAGATTTTAGAAAAGGCTCCTGACTTTAAAGTGTGGCTGACTAATATTACAGCCTACGCACTTGAGCAAGCCGTGAAAAATGAAAAGAAATGGCCAGGCTTTAAACTTGTAGCTGGACGCAGCAGCAGAAAGATAGTTGACGAGGCTGCTGTAGTTGACACCTTATTAAAGCAAAACTATGGACAAGACTTATTCCTTACAGCTCCAAAATTATTAAGCATAACAGCGCTGGAAAAGAACTTTGGCAAGTCAGAGGTGTCAAAACTATTAGGCAATTTTATCACAAAGCCTGCTGGAGCTGCAACGCTTGTGCCTGTTTGGGACAAACGTGCTGAGCTGTCAAGCACAGAAGCAGCAGTTGCTGCGTTTGAAGACGTTGAAAATTTACAAAACGATTAAAAAATAAAGACATGACAAACAAAGAAAGGCTTGAGGACTTTTTGGAAGAAAATTGGATTGATGAAGGTGACGCAGTCAAATTGCTATTTGAAATTGCAAGGCGCAAAAGTAGAGGCCACTTGAAAGCACTGTTGTGTGAGTTGCCAAATGAGCTGGCATACGAAGGCTATATTGTTTATAAAACAGAGACGCAAAAAGAAAGCACGCAGATCATTGAGGCCATTCAAAAAATTTGTCCTGGTTATCGTGAGCAAAAGGAAAAATTATTTTATGAAAATTAGGCAAGCTAATAATCAAAGCTTTGTAAATTATTTTAGTAAAATCGTTTTACACCTTAAAAACAATTATATCTTTGCTAACCGACATGAGAAATTGGACGTCACAACAAATACAAGTTATAAAAGACAAATATGCTGAAACGCAGACTGTCTATATTGCTCAGGAACTTGGCTTGGACACTGTTGTTGTTTACAGGAAAGCACATCAACTTGGCTTGAGGAAATCTCAAGCTTTCTTGAAGTCTGAGGCAAGTGGCCGTCTCAATCCTTTGTCAGTATTAGGGCAAAAAACAAGATTTAAACCTGGGCAAATCCCTCCAAACAAAGGCAAAAAGCAAAAGGACTACATGGCTCCAGAAGCAATTGAGAGGACCGCAAAAACAAGGTTTAAAAAAGGAAACGTGCCAGCTAATCATAAGGAAATTGGAACTGAAAGGCTGAGCAAAGACGGCTATTTTGAAATAAAAACGGCCAAAGGTTATTTGCTAAAACACAGAGTTATTTGGGCTGAAAACTTTGGACCAATACCAAAAAACATGATCGTTGGTTTTAAAGACAACAACAAAACAAATTTGGAATTAAGCAATTTGGAGCTCTTGACAAGACAACAAAACATGTTGAGAAATTCAATCCAACGCTTTCCTTCTGAAATTATTGCAACAATTAAAATAGTATCAAAATTAAATAAAAAGTTAAAAAATCATGGGGACAAAAAATAAAATTGAAGATCTGCGCAACATTGTTTTTGCAGCGCTTGAACGTCTTGACGATGACGCCACAATGAAAAATCCAATCACATTGGAAAAGGAAATAAAAAGAGCTGCTGCAATTGCTGACTTGGCTCAAGTTATTGTCAACTCGGCAAAAGTTGAAGTTGATTTTATAAAGGCAACAGAAAAGGACGGCACAGGTTTCATAAATGACGAGCAAAAAAAACTTGGATAAAATGGCAACTTTTAAACTCGATTTTTATTTTAACGGCAATTTGCAAGGATCTGAGACAATTCAAGCTTTCGATAAAAAGGAAGCAAGGGCTGAGGCGTCAGCTCGCAAAATATCTTTTAGTCTCAAGCTACGTGACGAAGAGGACAAAGTTATTGATCACAGAAAAATCTCAGTCAAGATTGTCCCTGGTGAACAGGCAAAAGAAAAGGAGACCAAATCCAAGTCAAAGGACCGCTCAAAGCTTGAAGACAGTTTTAAATATTACTAACCAATCAAAAATCAAAAATATGGAATTTGAATATTCACAAGAAGTAAAAGGACAAGTCAAAGCTTTCAGATTTGAACAATGGGAGCAAATACTTATTGCCAAAGCGCTGACTCAAGAAAGGACAAAGATGTACAAACGAATTGAGCGCATAGAAAACGATCCTAAAAACGAAGGACAAGTGACGTTTAGAGAGACTGTCAGAATACTTGACCAAGAAATTAGAGACGTCTCAGAAATCATAAACGCAATGCAAACAATAGAAACTCTTTAAACAGCCATAGACGGCACAAAAATAAATATGTCAACAGAAACAACAACAATCACAATTGGCCCGGTAAGATTTTCTTACTTACACGTTTGGGAGCCTCAGGCAATTGAGGAAGGCCAGCCTAAAAAATTCTCATGCAGCGCAATTATACCAAAGTCGGACAAGGCGCTTATCAAAAAGATTCAAGGTGCAATTGAGCTTGCAAAATTGAATGGCAAAGACTCTAAGTTTGCAGGCAAAATCCCAGCAAATTTAAAATCCCCACTTAGAGACGGTGACGAAGATCGCAGCGAAGACGAGAACTATGCAAACAGCATGTTTGTAAGTTGTCACTCAACAACTCGTCCAGGTATCGTGAACGCTAACCGTCAGCAGATTTTAAACCAGGACGAGATCTACTCAGGTGCGTATGGTTATTTGAACGTGACTTTTTATCCTTACAATGCTGCTGGCTCAAAAGGTGTTGCTGCTGGTTTAAATCACGTCATGAAAACCAAAGACGGTGAGCCTTTCAGCACTAAAATAAGTGTTGACGCTGCATTTGAAGATGTGGAAATTGAAACAGACGATTTGCTCTAAATAGCAATGGTTGCCTGTATGGTGGAAATTGGCAAGTGTGACCTTGCCAATGCTGAGTCCGATGCTTAGCACAGGCGCAAAATCTTATAAATATATGGAAAATTTAAAAAACTTGAATGGTGGCGAAATTCGCACCAAGCTAGAAAACAAAAAGAAAGCACTTGCTGAGCTGTCATTGAGTCTAAACAAAACAAGTGACGAATTGTTTTTGAAAAGTCTAATGGATAGCATAACACAAATGCAAAACGATATTACTTCACTTGAGCAAGACCTTGTAATCATTACAAAGCCAATCCAAAAAAGCTTAAACCAATCTTTTGACCTATAATGGAGCTGGCTATTGACATTGAAACCTACAGCGAAAATGACATAAAATGGGGCGTGCACAAATACGCTGAGTGTCCTAAATTCGAAATCTTACTTTTTGCCTATTCAATTGACGCTGGTCCTGTGCAAATCATTGACTTGGCAATGGGTGAAAAAATACCTGGTGAAATTTACAATTTGCTTACTGACGAGACTTGCACAAAAACAGCCTACAACGCAGCCTTTGAGATGACTTGTCTGCAAGCCTATTTAAAAATACAACTTGATCCTCACCAATGGAGTTGCACGCAAGCACTTGCAGCTCAAGCGGGTTGGCCGTTTGGTTTGGGCAATGTTGCCAAGGCAATGGGCAATGCAGTCCAAAAAGACACCAAAGGCAAAGAACTTATTAAATTTTTCACTATGCCTTGCGTCCCTTCAAGATCAAACAACATGCGCACACGCAACAGGCCAATTGACGATTTTGACAAGTGGGCAAATTTTAAAAGTTATTGCATACAAGATGTTGAGACTGAGCTGGGCATACGTGCGCAGCTTTCTTGGTTTATTGTGCCTGAGTTTGAGAAGGAAGTTTGGGCATTGGACCAACAGATTAACAACAGAGGCGTGAAAGTTGATTTGGAACTTGTCAGAAACGCTGTTGCCATGGATAAAATAGTGGCTGACAAGTTAGTTGAGGAAATGTTTGAACTTACGCAAATCTCCAATCCAAAGTCAAACGCTCAAGTCAAAAAATTTATTATGGACGCAACAGGTGAGGACGTCAAATCTTTGAACAAGGGAGCTATGGCAGAAGTCAACACGATGTTTAAAGACACTGAAATTGAGCACGTGTTGAAGATTCGTGAAAAGCTTAGCAGAACGTCTATAAAAAAGTTTACAGCCATTTTAAACAGCGCTTGCAATGACGGCTGCGTCAAAGGTTTGTTCCAATATTATGGCGCCAACAGGACAGGCCGTTGGGCTGGCAGAAATGTGCAACTCCAGAACTTGAAGCGCAATGATCTCAAAGAGCTTGACTTGGCTAGGCAACTTGTCAAAGAAAACAATTTGGAGGTGCTTGAGCTGCTATTTGATGACGTTGGATATGTCTTGAGCAATCTGATAAGGACTGCGTTTGTTGCTTCACCTGGCAACAGTCTAATCGTGTCAGATTTAAGTGCAATTGAAGCAAGGATCATTGCTTGGCTTGCTGGCGAAAAGTGGAGGCTTGACGTTTTTGCAACACACGGCAAAATTTACGAAGCCAGCGCTTCTGTTATGTTCAAAATCCCTCTTAATGAAATCACCAAAGAACTGAGGCAAAAAGGTAAAATTGCAGAGCTTGCTCTTGGATACCAGGGCGCTGTTGGTGCGCTTGAGCGAATGGGTGGCGCTGCAATGGGTTTGTCAAGTGACGAGATGACAAGGCTTGTCAAGCAGTGGCGCAATGGGAACAAAAAGATTGTTGATCTTTGGACAACTGTCAATGACTGCGCAATTGAGGCTATTATGTACGGCTCCAGCAAAATGGACAAATTAAATTTTTCCTTTAAAAATAAAAACCTGATCATTGAGCTTCCTTCTGGACGCAATTTGATTTATATTTCAGCAACATATAACGGCAAGGCAATCACTTACAAAGGCATGGATCAAACGACAAAGCAATGGTCCACTCAAGACACGTATGGAGGCAAGCTTGTCGAAAATATTGTGCAAGCCATTGCCAGAGATGTTTTGACTGAGGCTTTGAAACGTCTGAAAAATTACAACATTGTCATGCACGTGCATGATGAGATAGTAATTGACGGCAATGTTGATGAGAAGCTAATGACTGACGCAATGAGATCACCTATGCCGTGGGCTCCTGACTTGCATTTGGGTGCTGAGACTTTCACAGCACAATACTATCAAAAATAAAAACTAATTATAAAAAATATGAGATTCAATATTGCAGTTGGCAAATCACGACTAGACAAAAAATGGCAAAACAAACAAGTCACCTGGGAGCAATTCCTTAAAAAAATAGAGACCACTCACAGGAGCGTTGAGACAGTTGAAGATTATGTGAGCTTTAAAAAAGAACGTCAAGACGAAATCAAAGACGTTGGAGGGTTTGTTGGTGGCCACTTGGCTGGAGGCCGTAGGCTTGTTGGCTCAATCACGTCAAGACAACTGTTGACTTTTGACGCTGACGAGGCGGACGTTGATTTTTGGGAAAAATTTTGCTTGCAATATGACTGCGCAGCTGCCATATACTCAACGCACAAACACACACCTGAGAAGCCTAGATATAGGCTAGTGATACCAATGTCACGTGAGGTCCTTTGTGACGAATACAGCGCTATTATGAGACGCTTGGCAGGAGACATTGGCATTGACCAATTTGACGTCACAGGCTACCAGCCTCACAGGCTTATGTATTGGCCAAGCACCAGCTCCAATGGTGAGTATGTTTATAAAACTCAAGACGGTGAGTGGCTCAATCCTGACGAAATACTTGCCACCTACAGAAATTGGCAAGACGTATCCGAGTGGCCAATTGGCATACGTGAGAATAAAATTTTAACCTTTGAAGCTAAAAAGCAAGGAGAGCCTGTTGACAAGCCAGGGCTTATTGGTGCTTTCAATAGGGCGTACACGATAAGTGAAGCAATTGAAAAATATTTGCCTGAAACTTACTTGCCGTGTGACATAGACGGACGTTACACTTACGCAGAAGGCTCAACAGGCGCTGGAGTTGTAATTTATGACAACAAATTTAGTTTTAGTCATCATTCAACTGATCCAGCTTCAAATGTCCTGTGCAATGCTTTTGACCTGGTGCGCTTGCACAAATTCAGTCTTATGGACGAAGGCTCTGAGGCGCCAATTAATAAAAGACCGTCTTATTTGGCAATGTCAAGTCTTGTGTCAAATGATACGCTAGTAAAGCAGCAACTTGGTGAAGCTAAGTTGCACGCAGCTCAGGAAGCCTTTGGCGACATTGGTGACGCTGCAACAAAAGAAGTTGACTTGGAATGGCTCAAAGAAATGGACGTTGACCGCAAAGGAAACTATTTGCTGACGATCAACAATGTTGCTTTGATTTTAGAACATGATCCAATCTTTGCAGACAACATTGCCTTTGACGAGTTTAAACAACAGGCAATCCTTAAACGCAACACACCCTGGCGAGATGTTGACGACAAGCCAATGCTTAATGACAATGACTTGGCTAATATTGAAAATTATATTGAGAAGGTTTACAAACTATCGTCTGGGACCAAACTAAACAAAGGACTTTTAGTGGTGCTTGAGCGCTTTTCGTTTCACCCTATCACCACTTATTTGAGGAGTTTGAAATGGGACGGAGTCAACAGGCTTGACACGCTTTTGATTGACTACTTAGGCGCTGAGGACAACAGATACACACGCAACGTGACACGCAAATCTCTAGTTGCTTGCGCTGCCAGAGTCTTGCAGCCAGGTATAAAATTTGACAACGTGTTGACGCTTGTTGGTGAGGAAGGACAAGGAAAGTCTGCGCTTTGGGACAAACTTGGTGGCAAATGGTTTTCTGACACTTTCAACTTACACATGCTACAATCAAAAGAAGCCTATGAGCAAATCCAAGGTGTTTGGATCATTGAAATTGGTGAGCTTGCAGGTATGGCAAAAGTTGAAGTTGAAAGGATCAAGTCTTTTATTTCAGCACGCCAAGACAACTACAGAAGTCCTTATGGGAGGACCACAGAGCAACGCCTGAGACAATGTGTTTTCTTTGCGTCAACAAACACAACTGACTTTTTGAAGTCTCAAAACGGAAACAGACGCTTTTGGCCTGTCGCCACTTTTATCAAAAAACCAAAGGAGTCTGTCTATTCAATCAATCAACAGACCATTGACCAAATTTGGGCTGAGGCTTGCCATTTGTTTTCAAAAGGTGAAGAGCTTTATTTGAGCCAAGAGTTAGTTGCAGAGGCCAAAAAAGTCCAAAACAACTACACTGAACAAAATCCACTTGTCGAACAAATTGAGGCTTTCCTAAACATGAAATTGCCACAAGATTGGTACAATAAAACCAAGTTTGAGAAAGTTGATTTTATGTCAAATTATAAAGAAATTGAAGTGCTTGAGGATCTTGTTGAGCGCACCAAGATTTGCAAATATGAGATTTGGGAGCTTGTGCTTATGTCAAAAGAGCCGTTGAATATGTATGGAAATAAATTGATTCAGTCATCAATGGACAAAATTGAAGGTTGGAAAAAAACCAATGCGCAAGTCAGATTTGGGACAAGTTATCCAAGGCATAAAGGATCTTATGAGAAGATTCAAGTGGCATACACGCTTCAAGAGCTGTTAAATTGAGGTGGCATACTAAAAAAGGCTTAATGGCATACCAAAAAAACAGAAAACATCCACCAAAATGCCACTTAAAATGTTTATTATTAATTATTTATATATAGTGGCATACTTGTCATACTACTATAAAGAAATAAATTGAATTAGAGTATAAAATAGGTGCTTTATAGTCTAATCTAATATACTATATAAGAAAAATAGTGAGCCAAGTATGCCAGCGCGCTTAAACTATTGATTTAAAGTATTTTATGCGGATTTTTGGTGGTGCCTTTATTTTTTAAGGGTGCCACCACCCAAAAAAGACAAAAAAAATGGAAAAACAGATTGAAAACTATTTGAGAATTGAAATAAAAAAAATTGGAGGCCTAGCATTAAAATTTACGTCACCAAGTTTTTCTGGCGTGCCTGATCGAATAATTTTATACAAAGGCAAAACATTTTTTGTTGAAGTGAAAGCAGAAGGAAAAAAATTGAGACCTCGTCAAGAGTTTGTCAAAAAGCAATTTGAAAAGTTAGGCTTTGAAGTTTTAATAATTGACAACAAGGAAAAAATAAAAAAATTAATACATGATCTACAAACCGCGTAAATACCAACAGCACACAACTGAGCAAATTGTGAAGCTCTCAGAAGTTGGACCATTTCTGGACATGGGACTTGGCAAGACGGTCTCAACACTGACTGCCATAGTTGAATTGCTGAGCACAGGACAAGCCAAAAAGGTTTTGATCATTGCACCCAAAAAAGTTGCAGAGACTGTGTGGACTGACGAAATTGAAAAGTGGGACCACTTAAACCACTTAAAGAGCTCACAAATTTTAGGTCCTGAGAAAAACAGGAAAAAAGCTTTGGCAGCTTCTGCAAACATTTATATCATTAACCGTGAAAATATCGTTTGGCTTGTAGCACTGCTTGGAAACAATTGGCCGTTTGACATGGTTATTGTTGACGAGTCCTCAAGTTTTAAAAATCCAAACTCACAAAGGTTTAAGTCTTTAAAGCTTGTGAGGAGTTACATAAAACGAGTGGTGTGTTTGACAGGAACGCCAGCACCAAATGGACTGCTTGACTTGTGGAGTCAAGTGTACTTGTTGGACAAAGGCAAAAGACTTGGAGAGACTTACACGCGTTACCGAGATAAGTATTTCAACGCTGGCAAAAGAGACGGACATATTGTTTTCAATTACAACTTGAAAAAAGGTGACAACTTACTTGGTGACGATTTTTACAGAAAAGAAATTTTTGACAGAATTGGTGACATTTGCTTTTCAATGAAGACAACAGACTATTTGGAGCTGCCAGATAAAATTGACAACAATCAATTCATCGTCCTTCCAAAAGATGTCCAGGCAAAATATGACGAATTTGAACGTGAGCAAGTCTTGTCATTTGCTGACAAAGAAATTACGGCAATAAATGCAGCTGCATTGACCAACAAACTTTTGCAATTTGCCAATGGCATGGTTTATGACGAAAATAAATTGTCACATGAGGTGCACAGTGAAAAACTTGACAGGCTCAAAGAAGTTGTTGAGGAGTTACAAGACAAGCCTGTGCTTGTTTTCTATACTTACACAAGTGACAAAGATAGGATTTTGTTAAATTTTAAACAGGCAAGGACTCTCAAGACACCTCAGGACATAAAAGATTGGAACGAAGGCAAAATAAAGATGTTGGTGACGCACCCAGCAAGTGCAGGCCACGGCTTAAACTTGCAATTTGGTGGCACAAACTTGCTTTGGTACGGTTGCCCCTGGAGTCTTGAGCAATATTTGCAAGGCATAAAACGTGTGCACAGAAACGGAGTGGCTGGAGTTGTAACCAACACCAGGCTAATTGTCAAAAACACGATTGACGAAGATGTGATCCAAACTTTGGAAAGCAAAGACAAGGTCCAAGAGGCAATGATTAAGGCTGTAAGAGCTCGAATTGAAAAATACACAAAATAGTAAAATGCTTTTATTAAATTTGCAATATGGTTAGTAAAAAAGGACAAGGGACCAAATATGAGTCAAAGTATGATCCCAAATTAGTTGAGGCCATGCTTGCTGAAATATCAGAAGGAACTCCAGCAAGTAAAGTTTACAAAAAATACAAAGTTTCACACACTATTTTTTACGAATGGGTAAAGCGCAAGGAATGGATTGAGAAATACGCGTGCGCAAAGGAGGACAGGGCCTACAAAATTTTTGAAGAGATTTTGGAAATAGCTGACGATAAAAGTGAAGACGTCATAATTATTGACGGCAAAAAGTACATGAACGCTGAATTTGTGCAAAGGTCCAGACTGCGAATTGACGCACGCAAATGGTTTTTGTCCAAAATGCTTCCAAGGAAATTTGGTGAAAAAATTGACATCACTACCAACGGAGGTGAAATGGCTCCTGTAGTTGTTAACTTAGGCAACGGCACAAAATCGTGAAGCTGCTAAGCAAACAAGAGAACGCTGTCTATTTCTTGAAGGACCAGGAGACAGAGGAGCTGTTGTATGGTGGCGCTGCTGGAGGTGGCAAAAGTGCGTTTGGCTGTCTTTGGCTTATTGAAAATTGCTTGGTGCACAAAGAGACCAGGTGGCTTTTGGGGCGAGCAAAACTCAAAACGCTAAAAGAAACAACGCTCAACACGTTTTTTGACCTTTCGTCAAAACTTGGCTTGCAAAATCAATTCACCTTCAACGCTCAATCCAACACAATCAAATGGAAAAACGGCAGTGAGATCCTTTTAAAAGATTTGTTTTTATATCCTTCTGATCCAAACTTTGACGGCCTTGGCTCTTTGGAAATTACAGGCGCATTTATTGACGAGTGCAATCAAATCACATATAAAGCTTGGCAAATCGTCAAATCTCGAATACGCTACAAGCTTGTAAACAATAGGCCAAAAATGTTGGGCACATGCAATCCAGCAAAAAATTGGACGTATGCAGAATTTTACAAACCTGACAGAGACAAAACGCTCCCAGCTTACAGGAAATTTATCCAGGCATTGCCAAAGGACAACAAGCACTTGCCTGAGGCATACGTCAACAGCTTGTCAAGACTTGACCAAACCAGCAAAGAGCGCTTGCTGTTTGGAAATTGGGAATATGACGATGATCCAAGTGCGCTTATTGACACGGACAGCATACAGGACTATTTTAGTCCTTCACATGTTGCAGGCAAAGGCGTGAAATATTTGACAATTGACGTTGCCCGGAAAGGCAAGGACAAAACTATTTTCAGAGTTTGGCACGGCTGGCTGTGCGTCAAGAGATACGAAATCACCAAAGGACCGTTGACAGATGTAGTGGCAAAAGCCAAAGCCATTCAAGTTGAGCACGGCATAAGCCTAAACAACACAGTTGCTGACGAGGACGGAGTCGGAGGTGGCGTTGTTGACTTTTTGGGCTGCAAAGGTTTTATCAATAACTCAAAGCCACTACTTGACGAGAATTATGAGAACTTGAAAAGTCAATGCAGCATACGCATGGCTGAAAAAATAGTGAACAGAGAGACAGCTGAAATTTGCACAGATGTGCAAGTGAGGGCAATGACGTCTGAGGAAATGGAGCAAGTGAAGATGAAGGATATTGACAAGGACGGCAAGCCAGCAATTGTGTCCAAAGACAATGTCAAAGAAAAGCTTGGACGATCACCTGACGAGTGGGATTCAATCATGATGAGATTTTATTTTGAGCTCGTGTATAAAAGATTTAGCAGAAAAGCAAGAAATATTTAATAAATTTGCAATACTGAAATATGCCAACAATCACAATTGACAAAAAAACGTATTTATTGAAAACGTCATTTGAGCTGCTTAGCTTTGGCGAATACAGGCGTTTGCTTATCAACAATGAAAGCACCAACAGAAACAGGCTCAATGTTTCAGTGCTTGCAGACATGCCAATTGAATTGGTGCACAAAATATCTGACGGACAAATGGCAATCATTGTGCCTCATATTGCTTTCATAGCTGAGCCAATGACGCTGCAATGTTTTGAAGTTGACAAAAACCTTTTAAAAATAATTGGTGACGAGTCCTGGATAAACTTTGAAGCTGCAAAAATGCACCTCAAGCAAAACGGAGACAAGGACATTTTGTTTGTTATTGATCAGATCATTGAAATTTACACAGGGGAAAGTGTGTTGGAGTGGCCATTGCAAAAAGCCATGACAATAATCAATCACTATGTTGAGCAGTTGAATAGCTTTTTTGAAGCTTTCAAAAAACTAAATGAGTATAAACCAGAGACAGCTGAGGTGTTGGCTGGCGTCAGGCAACTTGACTACTTAGGATTTTATTTGACCTTGGACGCATTGACGCAGTCAGACATAACCAAACGTGAGCAAGTTAAAAACATGCCAGCTTTTGAAGTACACAATCAACTTTTGATTGATTACGAAAAGGCACAATATCAAAAACGACTAATGAAAACAAGGGAGAAAACAAAATGACATATTTAGAAGTAGTGAACGTGTTGAGCGCTGCAACAGATGTTGTTGCACCAAATGGCTTTTTTATACATGGCAAAAGACCAGACGCAAGTTTGTTTAGTATCCAAACAAACTTTCCAATCATTTGGGCGCTTCCATTTAGAGAAAATTACAATTTGCAAACAGGCAAAATTGAAAGGCAATTGACTGTTTGTTTTTTCCTTCAGGACAGCACAAACAACACACTTGCACAACGTCAAGCATTGATCCAAGAGGCTTGGGACTTTCAACATGATTTTATGGAATACTTGGACAACTATATGCCAAAGGCTTTCAACATTTCAGATATAATTGCCACACCTGAATATGCGCAGCTTGCAGGCACGGTGTCAGGCTATTCGGTTTCATTCAAATTTCAATCAAAATTAGTATCATGTTAACAATTACAAAAAGCATTGAAAAGAAAATTAGCAACATAAGCAAGCAATTGCCTGTAACAACTTACGGAGTCAAAAAGCACGTTTATAAAAGGCTAGATGACAAAAGAGTTGAACGCACAACTTACGGAGAGAACTTGCATGTTGTCAATCACAAAAACAGATTAAAAACGGCCTACAAGTCTGGAGGCGTTGAGGCTGTCAAGAAATATGTTGAAGACGTAATTGCGTTGAGTCAAGCACGCACAACAATAGCTGTGGACTTATGAGAGTTGACGTGAGTGAAAATGTTTTTTGTAAACTTGTGAAAGTAAATGCAAAAAGTGTTGTTTTTGACGTTTATAAAAATGGCGAGATCATTGACACAAAAGAATATTTTGACATTGCCAAAATAGACTTTGACGAAGTTAGAAAAGCATTAAAAAATAAATATAAAAACCTGTGACGATATTTGAACAAGAGGCATTGCAAAGTTTGGCTGACTCATATATTGAGCAGTTTAAGGACGCAATAAAAAACAAGCCAATCAAACGTAAGTCAGTAGCAAATCCAGAAGGATTTGAAGCTGTGGCAAATGCTTCTGGACGTTTGGCTGACAGTCCAAGAGTAGAGATGACTGAGAACAGCATGAACATTTATGTGCTTGCCTACATTGACGAGATAGTTTATGGCAAGGCGCCAGGAGGAAAAGTTGAAAAATTAGAAATTGAGAAGTGGCTGGAGGCAAAAGGCTTGAACTACTCAGCAAGTGCAATTGTCAGAAATTTAAAGGACATTGGATCGTCAATATTCCTTGAGCACCAGGGAGGAAATTCGGGAGTGCTTGACGATATAAACATTGACTCAAAACTTGAAGAGGTGAAAAGAAAATTAATTACAAACAAAATAACCGAGATAAAATATGCCAATAGCATTATCTAGTATCCCACCAAAAATCAACTCAGTCAGCTCTGACATAATTTTCACAATGGAAGCGCAGCCTGTGAATCTAAACATGGCTGTCTCAGGCGCAACTCCATTTGGTTTGGCAACGGCTAAATTCAAATTGACAGGTGGCACATTGCCAACAATCTTTGTTGGACAAATGATATTCTGCAACGCTGGCTCAAGTCCTTACTATGGCATGCACGTAGTCACTGAAATAGTCTCAACAACTGCAACAGAAGTGACTGCTGTGATTAATACAACTTATACAAGTGTTTATGCACCTGGGCTCATTGCAAATGCGCTTGACATAGTAACAGACGTCATTGAATTACGCCAAATAATAGTTGACGCAGGCGTTGAGGTCCCTTTGGACGTTTTTGCTAGAGTAAAATTTAACATACGAAATTTAAGTTTGATTCGTTTGAACGTCTCAGAATATGTGAGGAGTTTGTTTTTAAGCGGTGAAGCAACAGTGATAATTGGAATTTATCACCCACTTTTAACACTTGGCTCTTTTCAAAACGTGACAACAATTGTCAATGCAACATTTGACTCAGCAGATGTGGCCTTGCATTACAATACAGGATCGGACATAACGCCAAAGATTATGGAAAGCGGTGAGACATTGGTGTTTTTTAAAAACTACAGAACCATTTGGCAAGAGAACTTAAAACACTCTTTATTTTCAAGCAGTATTCTTTATGGTGACGCAACTTATGACGTGGCGTCATTTGGCAGCACATTCACAGGCAACAAGCTAAGCAGTCAAAAAGTTGAGGTATTGACAGGCTGTTTTAAAGATCCATTAAATATCCTTTACATAAATTCATTTGGAGCGCTCAGAAATTACGTGGTGTTTAATGACATTGAGCAATCAATAAATTTTGAAAATGAAACACGCTTTAAAGATGACAGGCTCAATGAGAAAATTTTAGCAGTGCAAAGCTTCACAGAGTACAACGTGAGCGCAACAGATGTGCGTCTGACTCATGCAGACAGCATTGCTCAAATGATAGCAAGTCCAAAAGCATGGCTTATGACTAGTGACAGTCTAACGCCAATTGTAATTGAGAAAAAATCATTTTTGCAATATCGCAGCTTTGACGCTTACTTGAATTTCAGTTTTAAATTTAGAATTGCAAGCACAACTCAATCTCAAGTCAACTAATGAAGATACTAATAAACGACAACGAGCTTGACGCACTAAAAGACAATGACGTGTTGCTGACAAAAGCAGTCAACAAAATGCAATCACTTGAAGAGCGCAACGGCTCATATTCTAGTGAGGTGTCTTGTGGCTTGTCAATGAACAACAGAGATATTTTCAAAGACGCACAATCCAGCAACAGTCAAACTGAAATGCCATACACACAAAACACTTGCAAAATAAGTGTTGGAAGTGTTGAAGTATTGGACGGCTTTGCTGAGCTGGAGCAAACAAACAAAGAGTATATGCTTAGAGCTTACTCAGGTGTAAGCAGTATCATTGAGGCAATTGGTGAGTCAATGCTTAATGAGCTAAATTTAGATTATGCAAATGGCACAGCCATAAATCACATATACAATTGGACCAACGTAATTGCCAACAGAAATAACTTGTGGACAAAAGGCTACATATACCCAAATATTGACTATGGCAAATGGGCAACAACAACAATTCATGCACATTGGGACGATTTATATCCTTCCATTTTTTGCAAGTATTTATTTTTGCGCATATTCCATTCCATTGGATATGCCGTCACAGGTGAGTTTATAAGCAATGACTTGTTTGGCAAAGAAATTTTGCCAATGGTGAAAATCCCAACAACGCCTCAATATTTTTTAGACAGTTACGCATGTAATGCTAGGAACTACAGACGAAAAGACTACGAGTCAGGAGATGATCCTATTATATTAATGGACGAGCTAAACAATACAAGTAGTTTTCAATTAAACAATGAAAATGTTTTTGGAAGCATTGGCACAGTGTTTAGGCCAGCTTTATTTGGTGAATTTAGTATAAATTTTGCGTTTACAACTTTGGGTTTTGCAGGCACGGCAAAGCTACTAGTAATTACACGTACAGCTTTAAGCACCCCTGGAAAATACCAAACCCAAAGAAATGACTATGCTATAACAATAGGGGGCGTTAACAACATTACACACAAAGGCACAAAAGTTGCTGCTGACACGGCTGTTTACTTTTATTATGATATTACGTACACTTTACCAGGGACCGTTTTTCGAGTTTTTCCTTTTACCATTGCCCTAACATATCCAAGCAGAACACTAATACCTGGAGATGAATTTGACTTGAGAGACTGCTTGCCTGAGGTGTCTCAGAAAGACTTTTTGACGACAATTATAAATCAATACAACTTAATGCTAAAAGTTGACACCACAAAAAGGACCGTTGATTTTAGTTATTTCAACAGTGTTGAGGCAAACAAAAATAGCGCATTGGATTGGTCCGAGTTGTTTGACTTTTCAAAAGAGCCTGAAATAAAATACAAGCTTGAAGAGTATGCGCAAAACAGCCTGTTGAAATATGAGACTGACGAAAATGACAACTTGTTGCGCTTGTCACCAACATACGGACAAGGCGTGTTGTTTTGCAACAATCAGAATTTGGAAAACACAAAAGAGGTTTTCATGTCAAAATTTGCACCAATCGTCAGGCGCATTTGTTTAAAGTCACCACACACAAGTGAACAGGCATACATTCAACTTTGGATCACGGAGGAAAATACATTAAGAACGCAAAACGTCAAGCCTCGAATTGCTTATGTGAGATATAATGAAACGCTAACTATCCACGGCACAGCTGGCGAAATCGGAGGAGGCACAGGGGCAAAAGACAGCTCACCAAGTGCAGGCGTTTATTTTGAGCAATTGGAATTTTCGAGACTTATTCCTTTGTATTACAAAATAGTATCAAATATGTTGCTTAACACTTATACGCTAAAAGCAAATTTCAATTTGAAGTTGAAGGATTTTGAGGAAGTTGATTTTACCAAGCCAATATATTTGGAGCTTAACTTGTTGGGCTATGGTGCAATTTGCGGATATTTCTACTGCGACAGCATAAACGAATTTAGTTTGACAAACAGATCCACTACAGAAGTTGAATTAATACGAATCTAATATGAGCAAGCAACAAAAAGTAAAAGTCATCAAAGTTTATGTAAGCGCTGAAACCAAGGACAAAGCCATTGCAAAATACGGCTCAAGGTGCGTGTCTTACGCAGTCAACAAATTAGTGCAAAAAGATTTAAACCAAAAGCAATGACCACAGAGGAAAAAATAATATTTAGTGTCCAAATAGATCAGTCAGACAGCATTGATAAAATTGCTAGGCTGACTAAGGACATCAACGGCCTAAAAGAAGCCAATCAAAAACTTGCTTTGCAGCAAGGTGACAATACAAAAGCCATTGCTGAAAATAATTTGTTGATCCAACAAGCAACAAACGAAAGGAACAAGGAGCAAAAGGCTGTGCTTGCGTCAATGGAAGCATTTGGCAAAGAGGCAAAGAGCATTGATGACGCAAGAACGGCTGTCAAGCAGTTGACAATTGAGCGCAATAAACTTGACCTGAGCACCACGGAAGGAAGGAAAAAACAAACTGAGTTGAATGCGTCAATTGACGCTCACAACAAATTTATAAAAGACAATGTTGACGCTTACCAGCAGCAAAAAATAAACATAGGAAATTACACAAGTGCGCTTAGTGGTATCAAAGGACCAATTGGCGACTTTACAAACAAACTTGTTGGCGTAAAAGAAGGACTTACAAAAACAAAAGACGGTTTGCAAACGGCTGGTGTTGGCTTGTCAAGTTTGGACGGAGTTATAAAAGCAAGTGCACTTGGCTTGTTGATCACTATTGTTGGAGGGCTTGTTGCAGCTTTCAGCAAATTTGAGCCGTTAGTTGAGAAAGTTGAGTTTGTTATGGCTGGCGTCAATGCAGCTGTTGACGTCCTTGTTTCAAGATTTATTGACGTGGGCAAAGCAATCATGTCATTGGATTTTAGTAATATACTTTTAAATTTTGACAACTTAGGCACGGCAATTTCTGACGCAGCTCAGGAAGGCTATAGAATAGCTGAGATGTTTGACAAAATTGAAGAGGCACAAACTGACGGTGTAATTACGCAAAGCAAGTATGAGAGGGCTGTGGCTTCACTAAATGTTGAGTTGAAAAACAAAACAAAAACGCAATCCGAGCTCTTGGCAATTAGTGATAAAATTGCAGCCTTGGACAAAGCTGAGATTGATAGGAAATTGAGAATTGCGGATATGGAAGTAAAAGCAATTGCAGCCACAAATGTGGCAAAAATCAAAGCGCAAACAATCAATGAAGAGGACCGCAAAAAGTTTGTTGAGGCATTTGCAAAACGTGAAGAGGTCCAGCAGCAATATGAAGTTGCAACAGAGCGAAGAGAAAACAGAGTTGACGCAATAAATCAAAAAGCAGAAGCCAAAAGGCAAGCTGCTGCTGCTGAACAAGAGAAACGAAACGCAAAAACAGCAGCAGATGAGCAAAAACTACTTGACGCACTATTGGCAGCCGACAAGAAATATGTTGAACATCTTGACGACAATGAGAAAAGAATAATAAAACAACGTGAAGAGGCTTTTAACAAAGCAAATGATTTGCTTAAACAATCTTTTACAAGAGCTGAAACGATACGAACAGAAGAGTTGACAAAAGGTCTTTTGACTCAAGAGCAATTTGACGCTCAACAATTGGCTGCAAAACAAATGAATTTGGAAGCGCAAATTGAAATTGAGAAAACTTACTATAAGAACACAGAAGACAGTGAGCTGCAGCTTGCGCAAACAAAACATGCAATCAATAAAAAGTCAACTGAAGATAAACAAAAATTTGCCAAAGCAGATATTCAAAGCAGCATTGCTGTGTCACAAGCAGCGCAAGGCGTAATAAGTGAACTTGCAAGCTCTGCAAAGCAAGGTTCAGATTTGCAAAAAGCGCTGGCATTGACAAATGTGGCAATTAACTTAGGGACGGCAATTGGAAATTTAACAGCAACAACGTCAGCACCTAGTCCAGATAACCTTGTAACAGGTGGCGTTGCTGGCTTTATAAAATATGCAGCTGGTTTGACTCAAATTATTGCAGCAATAACAAGCGCAACAAATATAATTGGTGGGGCAGCAGCTGGAGG